ATGTATGGAATGGTCGCCCAGATTCTGTTTGCCAGATCGTAAGATCATGTGGCCAATTCATCGTCACCAGTAAGATATCCATGGAACCGATTGAAAAATTGTATTTGAAAGCAGCATCATATATGCTAACTGACAAAAACACACCAGTTATTGGTCCTTTGGTTAGGAAGATAACGGAACTTATTGGCTATGATCCGAAACGTCCAAGATGGGTCAAAGAAATAAGTTCATGGTGCTCACAATTTGAGTCTGGAGTGCAATTCCATAATGACGTATCCCATGTGGATATGTACCTCATGGGTTTGCCAGAAGATTTTAATTATGATGGATTTTTGGATTATCTCGATAAAGCCACAAGCATTAACGAGATACTAAACATACCGATGTTCCGCGAGGAAATCCCACCTATACTTGTAAACATGTTAGCGGATGGCCTGGAATCAGTTTTTACTGATGACCTGGCCGAAACAATTCCCGTGATAGCCGAAAATGAAACAGATTTGGAGAAATTAGAAGTCATCATGGTTGATCGGGATCTCAGATATCATGTTACTAAGCTTTGCAAATCAGCGAAAGCGCATCACCCAATTCTAGTTGAAGGCTCTTATCTTGCCAGATGGCAAGGCCAGAGTTTCAAACAAAATGACTGGTACCTAGAACCTGATCTCTTACCCACTGTAGGTGAAACGCCAGTATATCTGGTTGACGCCTATGAACACCGCTCGAGAGGTTCGGCGAAACTGGCTTCATTAATTTTGAACCATGCCATCGCAAAAGAACCGTTCTATGTTCTTTTTACAGAAGAACACGGGCCAAACGTGGATGGGAGGCAGAAACTCTTTGATCATGTCAATGAACTAGAGCTAGAATCAGGTGTTAAGCTTAGAAAGTTTAAAGAAAGCAACTATCAGAAAGATAGTAACGTGAAGGGAAGGAATCACATACTAATGTTACCTGCTTACAGGAAAAATCCTGTTGACAAAGGCCCCGTCAAGAAACAGACTTCGTCTGCTTCGAGCTCAGCCTAAGTAGCTGACATCATGCCGCTGAAATGAGATGGGCAGCGGCAACAATAAAAATAAAGTTTAACAAACTAACCCACCTACTAACAACCACACTACCATGGAACAGAAAGTACATCACTCAGAACAATTACTAAACCGAATTGCGAATGCCACTGGCATGACCAAGGAAGGACGCAACTGGCTAATCAAAGCCGTGGATCCATTCCACGACTTTAAGGTCGAAGTTGAAGGATTGCCTGACGGCACTGCTGGTAACAGTGTGGTACAAACTTTCACCTTATCACAAACTATTGTTGCCCCTGCAACATTGTCCCCAGGAGATA